CTCCTATATTCATCTAAGTACAGACCTGCCCACCCTGCAAGTCGCAGGATAGTATCAAAGGATCTAATCTGTGTGGTACTGAAGGCGTATTTCAATACCATCTTGTCTATCCCAGTCTCTCTGGCGATACGCCCGACCATCGTTAAGTCCGTATTTATCCTTGGTAAAGTTTTGTAATATGTCTTTATGTCCTCGATGAAACGCTCGTAATCGAACTGCGTCCTCTCACTATGTTTCACTTAGTAGCCTCATTCCACTAAAGTAGATCAGTCGAACAGCCGTTCCCCTGAGGGTGCTGGGAGTTCTACAAAAGCCCTGGTAGATGCGTCGATTTCAGGGGTCGGGGTGTCCTGATGACCGACCGGGTGGGATCGTTGCTTAGACGAACGTACAGGGATCAATGCAGGGTGCTACAATCGAGGGTGACTTAGCAGGTACTCTGCTGCCCGAGTGCAGAGGAGCGGGTCGTCCCTCAGGAAACCTATGGCAAAGTTGCAATCCCTACAAAGTAGTCCTCTAATTTCCCCTGTTATGTGATTGTGATCTACAAAAGGCGTAGACCTAAAAGCTTCTCTACATATTCCACATCTATTATCTTGGTGGGTGTATCTTAACATATCGAAGGAATCTCTACTTAATCTGTACTGCCTTAGATAAGAAAACCCATTCTTTTGTTTTTTCTTAATGACTACTTTTTCAATTTTAACTTTAACTTTAGGAGGTTTTTGTTCTCTGATGAACTTTTTAGCTCCCTCTATCAACTGTTGAGTAGTGAGGTATATATCCTCCACTATGGCTCCTATCCCTCAGGAGGCTAGATGAGTTGGAAAGAAAAGGGTAACTGTAATGGAGAACCTCCACAAGTTTTCTACTGGAGAAATCCTACTAGAGCTAAATCTATTTGTCAAGGTTGTCCTGTGCAAGAGACGTGCTTTCTATACGCGGTCAAACATAATGAACAAGGCACTTGGGGAGGTTATACCGAAGAAGAAAGAAAACAGATGAGGGTTAAGTCTTGGATACAGGTTGTGCCTTTAGTACAGATACTGCGTAGAAACATGCGTGAGCTAACGCGTCTTGCCAGTGAGTCCCAGTCTTACCCTTCTTATACTCCTGACCAGAGAAACCGTAACCCGGTCTTTTCTGGGAAGGCATCTGCTTTACCACTGCTTGTTTTTGGAGCAACTTGCAAAGAGTCATAAGCGAACCAATCGCTTGCTCTGCAACGTTTTGCTGCCAATCAAATCTTCCAGCCCGAGCGTAGTCGGGCCTCAACCAAAACCCTTCGTAACAGACTACATCTGCCCATTTAATATGGTCTGTTATATCTACTAATGTTTGGTCTTTGGTATTACCAAATTGACCTAGTGTTATTGTCCGATCATCATTGACGGTAATGCACGCCCATCCTGTGGTCCCACCTGGATCGAGACCGATTATCTTAGTAGTCATTAGACCAACGTACCTTATTCACAATCCTAGAAACATGAGAGACATTTATTTTATATTCGTCTGCTATTTGTTGCATTGTCTTAGATGTTTTCCAGTACTTCTTACGAATTTCCTTAATCTGTTCTATTGTTAGCTTCTGTCTATTGTATGTACCTCTACGAATCTGATCGTGGATATTATCCTTGTGGCTCCCTTTAGTAAGATGTGTTATTTCTATACATCCTGGATTATGACAAAGATGCCGTATTTCTTCATTCTTTTCTAGTGGTCCTATATACTGTTTGTAGATATATCTAGTAACATGAGACTCTCCTAGTTGGTAAGAATGTTCCCCAAATTGATAATATCCATCATGGTTCTTGCTTCCCATGTCGGATTCCTTGCATGGTAATTCTAGTTGCTCTGAGTTCACGTTCCCTCAACTCTTTGGCTGCTTCAATAGCTGCTACAGCAGGGTGGTACCATCTGCAATAGTTTCTATACAGTTCTTCATAACTATCGTACAATTCCATCCTCCTTGAACTTGCACCAATCGACAAAGTCCTGCCCTCTTACTTTATACCTAGACTCACACTCTGGGCAATAGTAGAAGTACGTATCGTAGTTGGGAACTCTGTTACCAAACTTACATTGATACCGGTCTGCCACACAATAAACGTCTCTGCCTACTACTACGAATGGCAACTTAGCCTCTTCTCCTTTAAGGAGAGCTAGGTTAGTTATCTCTACTAGTTCAGGCGTTTTCGATCGCATCGAAACGTCAGTCCGAAGTAGTCTTTCGTCCATTCTGACATTATCCTTTCCGCTTCAATCACTTCTGACTCATTGTCAACTTCAAGCCACACCGAGTCGTGTACTTGATTACTAATAGTATACCCTGCCTCAGCTAGTTTCAACATTGACCGTTTAACTATCGAAAAGGCTCCGCCTTGAATAACGGCGTTGAATGCCTTGTGTGTTTCGGATGGGAATTTGAAGTGCCGCGTTCTCCCATCCCACATATCGATTTCCATGTCGGCTTCCGCCACTTTTTGGGCTTCATACGCCTTATCGAAGATTTCAGGGTAGGCCAATTTGTATGCTTCGTGGATTTCCCTAGCCTTGCCGATTCCCACTCCAAGCTGTTTGTCAAGCACCTTTGGCCCGCCTCCAAATGACATGAGATAGTTAATCGTCTTTGCTTTGTAACGAGTAATCGGGAATCCAACCTTAGCCGTAATATCATCTGCCACAAGTTGATGGAAATCGCCCTCCGCTTCAAAGAGGGACATAAGTTTTTCCGATTGGGCGTACACTGACTGTAAACGATATTCAATGGTCCGATAGTCAATCTCCCATAGTTCTTTTCCCGGACTAGGGAGAAAGAGTTTCTTAACATATGCATCACCATATTCCTCACGTGGGATCTGCTGCAAATTGGGGTTCTCGCACGACAGGCGCCCAGTCTCGGTGCCATGCTGCTTGAAATTTGGGTGAAGTCTTGGGTTCTCCCTGGTAGTGAGGCTAAGATAGGAGTTGAAATAGCTTGACAACTGCTTGGAGGTTTTCCTATACTCTGATACCAGAGCGGTGAGGGGATGCCCTATGCTGTCGAGCCAATCCAGGCTCACGTGGGGTTTACCGCCAGGAGTATGAGATGGAATCTTTAAACCAAGACCTACAGGTGGAGACTCGAAGAGTCTGGGATGCAGTAAAGATGGTTTGGCTGGATCGAAATTTAGTTCCTGTTGAATCTCTACTAACCTTCTCTCACACTGTTGCTGATAAGCCTCGCAAAGCGAGCGATCGATAAGGATTCCTCTCTGTTCCAGAGCCATTAGCAACAGCATAAAAGGTCTGTCAACCTCTTCCCAAAGCTTTAAGTGTCGTTCCTCAGAACGTGACACAAGTTGTCGATATAGTGCGGGAAGAGGTTGGCAGTCTTGTTCCGCGTACTGCTGCATATAGGATACTGGCGCTTTTTCCCAACCGAAGCGCTTAAGGGCCTCCGCTTCAACTGTCTTCTTTTGCTCCCCGAGGTACCGTTTAAGCACAGCGTCCAAACTATGGCCTGGAACGTGGTTCTCATCTAAGTAGACTGACAACATCATAGTACACCAGAGATTCTTATCTGGGATACTAATATCGGCTAGTGATAAAACGGCAGCGTCGAACTTCATATTATGGGCTACAATCGGCCCCCTGTAGGTTAAGAAGAGATCCTTTGGAATCTGCTGATTGTGGGGATTGTCCCCCATAAATGGCTGATGATTAACTGGTACGTACCAAGTGTTGGCGTCAGTGGTAATCGCTACACCTAGTAAGTACCTCTCATCCTGTAGGTCGGTATAGTTAGTCTCAGTGTCTAGCGCCAAAATTGAAGTTGCTTGAATCTCTCGGCTTATCTGGTTGAACTGGCTCTGGTCGGTTACTAACATCTTGCTCTCCCCCCTTTCTTGTGAACCACAAGTTCTGATTTCGTTCTACGTAGAAGGCTTCCTTAGGACCGAATCGTGCTTTCACTAACGATAGCTCTATTCCCCGATGATCCTCCCACAGCTGAACTACAGTGTCGCTTTCTTTCCCGAACTGAAACGATCCCGCAAGATCAGCTAGACCTTTTGGTTTTCGGTTACTTTCTGTTGCTTTCCGGTTGTGGTGGATTAGTATTATTGCAATCCCATAACGCCGCTGGACCTTACGGCACCATTTCATTACTCGTCTTGCTTCCCCATTAGGGTTATCACTAGTCTCATCGAAGAGTTCCGTTAAGCTATCAATTATAAGAACGTTGCTCTCATGCTCAGCTAGAAGGTTCTCGTAATAAGTAAGAGAGGATTGTTCGTCTATGATTGGGAATTTAGGTACCGAATTCCATTCGTATCTCTGGTGCTCCAGAATGTACTTGAGAGATTGCTTATGCATTTCGAGTGACATAAAGAAAACGCGGTGGTGAGACGGTGCAAGCATACCTAAGAATCTGGTACCTACCGTTAGACAGTAGGCCAACTGGAGAGCTAATTGTGTCTTACCTACACCGGGGGCGGAAGAAAGAATTAGTAGTCCCGTTGAATGTAACCAGTTGGGCAGTATCCACTGAACATTTTCAACGTGCGTTAGGACGTATTCAGGGTCGAAGACAAGAATGGCTTCTTCCGCTATGTGCTTGTGGATTGCATAATCAGCAATCTGGCTTAATCGTAGGAGTTGATCACTACGTCCATCGTATTTCTTTATGCGGCTGTCAGCCTCCCGTAGGAGTGAAACTATCTCAAGATGGGTTAACGACTCCTCAGCTAATTCATTTGCTAGTCTTGCTAGAAAACTCGATCGGTATGGTTCTACCGGAACTTCTTTCTTCACCATCCGAACAACCTGGAACGGAAGATTATGAGCATTTAAAATCTGACCTACAGGGATCAGATCTGCCGCCGAAACAATCTCTGCCGGTGGAGCAAGTACCGATGGAACGAATCCAAATGAATCTGTCTGATGCAGACCAGTTTCAACTGTCACTAAGGAAACAGGCAACTGATGCTTATGGTTCGTTGTACCAGGGGGACGAAGAAGTTGAGTAGCATCCCAACCACTACTGTCGGCCCTAAGGTAATAGGTTAGCCGCCGATTGACATCTTCAACAGTCGTTTGATTAGTAGGCGAGATTCGCCAGTAACAATGAGAGTGAGAGGCGTAACTGGTTTGAACGATCAGGTTTGGAAGAGGGACATCTTTAAAGTCTATTTTATCCGCCCCATCGAACTCGACCCAAACAGTTTGGAGTCTCTTGATAGAGTCCTTAACTGGCCGTTTCTCAGAATAAACGGCAGGGCTAATGTATACATCCCCTACCCTAGAGAGGATGTGTAGCGCTAAGTCTTCCTTCTCCGCAGGCCACTCAAACCAATTAGCATCCCAACTACTCGCAGTTTTAACTGGTGAATAAACATACCCGTCTAGACCGTCAAAGAGAGTATCAAGATATACATCTAGATCTGACATTTTCTCTCCAAACAGAAAGAGAGGGTAGCTAGAAAGGAGACATCCGGAACTAGCTACCCTCTCGATTTAGTTAGACCGTATAGAAGGCGTCTGGTGTAGCAATCGCCAACTTGGTCTTAGTCTGCCCAGTGTTGCTCTCGTACACTTCGTGTACTAGCGCAGCACCGATCTTTTCTCCGAGGAATGCATTTGGATCACTCGGATCGAATTCCTCGTCATCCATCGAACGACCAGTAAGAGCCTCGAAGAACAACTTGGCTGCCCACGGGTTCTCGTAAGCCACCCAGAGGTTGTGATAGACTCGGAAGTTCTGAAACTCGATATCATCGATGTTGAAGATGAGAGAGATATTGAAGCCTTTGCTTCTGGAATCTTCGTTCTTTGCCTGCTTCAACTCGTAGTCGCTGATAACCAGCGTATAGGTACCCTCTGGTGGAAGAACGAGAGGCTTGGCATTACCAAAGTTGACGGTAAATTGTTCAGTCACTGAAAAGCTCCTTAAAGCTTGGGTTCTCAATATAAACTTGTTGTAGGTTCAGGCGATTTTTCGCCTCAATCACCTTGGTTCTATTTACGTACAATCGTCTAGTAGTTCCTTTCAATTGACTGGGTTCCGCTTGCATGTAGCCTACCACGTTGACTAGTCTCGTGATAGATTGCTGCAATCTGGGAGTGACATCAGGATAAATTCCGGTAATATTCCCTGACTCAATATCCCGTATAACTCGTTCATGTCCGATAACGATGACGTGAATAGGAGCATCTTGTAGAAATCCGAATAGGTCGGTGAATACTTGGGTTGCATATTTATAGTCCGCCTCATAAAGGAGGTAGGAATCTCTCTTCTGTCTAGCCATGTATTGTCTAAGATAGTAGTCGAGGCAGGTTGTAATGGAGTCGATAACAACGGTGTTTATCTCCGGGTCTAGAATAGCTTTCTGAACGTCTCGTTTCATCTCTTCTACATCGAACGGTTTCTTTACAGGAATATCCTTGTAATCCTCCCAATGACGTAACGTCTCCGTTGAGCTTTCAAAGTCAAACCAAAATGGCTTAGGAGCGTCTGCACAGAATCTAGTCTTACCCGATCCCGCCTGGCCGTATATTAGAGCCTTTATCCATACTGTCCGGTTCTGTACTGTCGTGAAGTCTTTTATGTCCATACGAGGGTATCACCTTGCTCATACCTTTGGCTACATAACATTGGTACGTAGTAAATTCTGCTGATTCTCCAATAAACCTTTCCTCTCTGTAATAACCATTACCATCTCCAACTTCTATCTTCTTGACTGTACCGTCAGCAAATTTGACGATAAAATGTTCAATCGGCACTGTTATTTGTGGTGTCGCTTTCGGTAAAACGGGCATGCCGAGCCTTATCTCTGGGTACTCTCTTGTAGTGGGAGAGTATGATGGGGGTTGCATCTATCCCCTTCCTAGAGAGAAAGCAAGGCGTCTGAAACGCGCAATACCTGCACATCTGCCCGTAGTGGGGGAGTGGTGTAGAGTATAGCATCTTTTCGATGGTCATGCAAATTTCTTTGAAATAAATATCTAGTTCCTTCTCCGAGTAAGTTACCATACTGAAGGCAAACGCTTGCTCGGTTGGGACGATCTTTTTAACGTATTCCTTTGTGTTGATGTAACTCAATTCGGCGACGGGAATTTCCCCAGTAGATTTATAGATGATCGCCGAGTAATAGAGTAATTGGTTACTAAACTGAGCGTCGAACTTACCTAAAGCCTTGTCACCAGTTTTGTGGTCACGAATATGTAGACGACCTGA